TTTTCCACCGTGAATAACAAATGAAATGCCGGAATCTATTTGAAGTAATTTATGAAAGGTAAATGGAAAGTTTTCAAATACCGGTTTTAGTTCTTGATTACAAGATGTACATTTTTTACTCATTGGTTTGGTAAATCTCCTCTTGTGTTTAGGGTTGCTAGTTCTGTTTTTTTAATCCAGAAATAGTTTGATTTATGTAATAGTGCCGGCGTGTAAATCTTTCTAAATTCACGCTCTGATTTATCAAGACCTTGTTTTTGGCAATCATCTGCCAAACAATAATCATAGCCAGCTTCTTTTCTTTCTTCTATAAACTCATTATCGCAATAAATACACTTAGCCATAATGTTCCTCGCTTATTAGATATTTACAAATCTTGAATATTTTATTTAGGTTTTTATGATCTGGATTATTTATACCCGCATTACGCAATAACCAATGTGGGTCTCTTTGTCTTTGAATAGGAATATCCATTACCTTTGTCAAATTTTCAAGTTCATTGAGAAGTTGATTTTTGGTTTTGTTATCTATCACTCTAATCCCTTTGCTTTTCGAACTTCAGCCCCTTGTTTTCTAAACTCTTCTAACTCTTTTTGCTTTTGTTCAGGATTGTTATTGGTTTTGCTACCATAACGAATCCACATTAGTTTTTCCAAAGTTTGTTTCTTACTTTCTTGTCTTTCAATTTCATCTTTCTCCAACTTATCAAGTTCAATTTTAATTTTGTTGATGTTTTCATCATTAGATTGCTCAACACAATCATCAATAGTTACATCAATACCTGATTGAAGTAGACCAATAATAAGTTTGAGTTGATTGATTTGATTTAGTCGAAGGAATAGTCGTTCTTCACCTAAGTCAATAGCAATACCTTTGCGATTATTTGTAATCACTTTTACACGAAGTGATGAAATAATAAATTGAATTTCTTCTGGTGTATCGTATGTCACACACTTTACAAACTGTTTTACTGCCGGCTTTTTCTTTCGCCTGCGAATACGACCAGACTTTATCAAATCAGATAGATTGACTTTCTTAGAGTTTGGATTTGGAATAGCCTTATGCTTTACAATACGGGCTTCCAAGTCTGTGAGTTTGATTTTAGTCATTACTTTTTACCTTTCTTTCCATAAGTGTAATAATCAAATTGTGACGGGTGAATAAATGATGAACTTGTAATAACACTTGCTTTTCTACTACGCTTTGGCTTTACCCAATTTTCTGCGTAATCAGAACCTTGTGGATAAACAATTTCTACGCCATTTGCTTTCAATTCAATAAGTCTGAGCAAATACATTAGTTGTTCACACTCAAACTCAAAGCCTTTGTCTGTGACTGCGTATGTGCGTATGTCTCGTTGTTTGTCACAAGATTTGAAATGAGTAATAGTACCATACTCAGTTGTGCCAAACGCCAACTCTAATCCAAAGAGTTTGCGATAAACTTTGAGGAAATAATAATCTATTTTGGCATTACGCAATGCGTATGCCAATGCGTCTGTGTAAGACTGTTTGTAATCCGATAGATTTGTCATAATAAATACCTTTCGTTGGTTGTTGATTTATTTATTTGGATAGTTATTTGTGGGCGTAATCGTGGTCGTGGGGGCAAGGGTAAGGCATAGAATAAAAAACAGCAACCTCACAGCAAATAAATATTTTAAAAAGATTATTTCGCATAGGCAATCGCACAGGGCTAAACAGCCATCATAAAGGCTTTATTAAAGAATGATCGGACAGCTATGTAAATAACTATTTCGCGGGGCTCGTTATGAAGTCAATAATAAACGAAATTTAGTATACGCTTACCGAGTATTACTAAATAATATGATATATGAACTACCCGTGTTTTTTTCTATTTACAGGAAAATTTGAGTATATATTTTTCAGGGTCTAAGGGTCTGAGAAAAAAATCCATTTTCGTAACTGATTTCAGATTATTCTAATACCGTTGCGTACTTCTCTATGAATGACATCATAGTTCCTTTATATTTCATACGACCTATATGTGTTAATTCAATACCCGGCTCTACCCAAATCTTTCCATCAATGTTTTGCCAATACCTACAGAAACCATAATCTTCAGAAAGAAATCTATTGAGATGCGGATCAATATACGAATTGAAGAATGCATAAGTCCATTTCTTTTCTGCATCATTTAAAGCGCCGGTGTCATCATTATATTTTAACTCTGGATACTTCTCAATTAATTTATGAATAACTTCCCTTTTAATCAACATAAACCCAGTGCCGGCATCAAAGATTTCTATTGCACCATTACTTACATTAAGAGTTTTATTGTCTGCACTTCTAACAGGATTGACTACAAATCTTACGCTATTTTCTAATAGCAGATCTTTTGACATACCAGCTTTTACATTCTCCTCAACCCTATTCCACTCAATTTGCTTTATTGGATAGGCTGCAGTAATAACCTCTTTATTATGCCAGAGAAGTTTTATAATTGCTTCCGGCTCCCACGCAATATCTGCATCAATAAACATTAAATGCGTTGCTTGTTCATACGCCATAAACTTAGCGATTACATTATTACGCGCTCGATTAATTAAACTGTCAGTAATTGTACAGAGACCAAATTTAATTCCGTGATCTCTAAAGTACATCATAGTTTTGATTAATGATAAAACTGTTGGTTCAGATATTAATTGATCATAGCAAGGTATTGCGAATAGAACATTCCATTTGGAAGTTACATCTTTACTAATCTCGATTTTTTGTGTCTCAAATAATGGCATACAAAAATTATACTAAAAAAAAAGTGGGGCTTGCGCCCCACCCGAAAAAATATTGCTATTTTTTTCTAAATTACTAATTACGCCTTAACAGTTGTCTTGACGTTTTTAACATCTTTTGCCTTTACTGAAGCATTTTTTGTAATCGTAACTTCAGCATCATTCTTCCCCGGCACTCTGAAATAGAGTGTTTCATTGACTTTATCAAAGTGAATCTGAACTTGCAGATTCAACTTTTTAGCCTGCGCTCTAATTCTCTGTTGCATTGAATTGTATCTCTTACCAGCAACAATTCCCGTAATTGAGAATGCATTACCGGTTTCAGATGACAACACCAATGTGTCGATAATTTGCTGTAACTCAGCAGATGTACGACCACTGCGTGAAATAACAGGGAAATTGCTTGCTTGATTAATTTGCATTTTATGCTCCTATTTACTAGTTGTTTTTGCCGTCTTGTGACGACAACACAGATAGTAGCAGGTCAGCTAAAAACTATACAGCGTTCGCTAAACTATTTTCGAAGAGTTTTTTTCTTGTTCCTGTCTCATCATCTTTACCAAACCATTTACCTGTGCAGTAAGCACCGCATTTTGAGCTATTAGGTCAGCAATTTTGTCTGTAAGAATTGCTATGACATCTGCTGCTTCTACCTGTATGTTTTTGTTTATATCGATTCTATCCACTTCCCCACCTCCTGTCCTGGTACATTTAATTCTTTATATCCGGGCGTGAATTCTCTCAAATTATGATTATACACGCTTACTGTACCAAATTCTTCGAGATCTTCATCAATCTCTGACTGCATAGAAAAATCTAACACCTCTATTTCTACTTCTTGTTCAACCGCCATATTTTCTACACAATTAAATACCGAACCAGCCAAAGCATCTGCCATATCTTTTGAACCACCAGATGGGTGATCAATTTTATTATTACTAAATAATCTAAGCTTAAGCAGTTCTTCATTTACCAATATCTCGTTCCAATATCCTCTTAATCTTGTATCGTATATAGATGTCATTAATGTGTCATAGTCAGTCTTTTTTACGCTATGAAAATCAGCTGCGATTCCTTGTGCTCTCAAACTCTGAATCATTTCAATAGATTGCCATCTATCAAATGTAACTTTAGCTACATCAAACTTTCTACACAAATCGACTATCATTTGCCTCACAGATGCAAAATTAATTTCTTCGCCTGGTGCGGCTTCCCAAGAATATATTAAATCAACATTTATTACCGGAAGTTTTTCTACACCCATAGAAGTTTTAACTTCTTTAAATCCAGCACAATGTGTTAAACAAAGAGCTGATCTATCTCTTTTAAATCCTAAGTCAACATGTATAAATCTTCTGTGACCATCTGAATTATTAAACCATTTATGAAACCTTCCATCTTCATCAACCGGATCATCTGCATACATAAATGCTTTTCTAACTAAATCTTCATCTCTAAAATATGCGTCTTCCATTGTAGGTGGTTCACATTCAAATCTCGATGCAGCTTCAATAGGATTTCTTATGTATTCAGACTCAAGATCAGATCTTTTAATTGTTGGATTGACTTCCCAGGTAGCTGCTTTTATATACCATGTTTTTGGCTCGTTTTTTTCCTGAGCACCAAAATATCTTTGTTGAATAAAATCACCTTTATATCTAGGGAATGACAATAAAATTACTTTACCTACTTCTGGGAATCGTGACATCACAGATAACTTGCTCATATTATATATTGCAGAAGCTGACCCTTTAGCTCTTGTATCACCTTTTAATTCG